GCTTCCTAGCGGTCTTTTCGCTAAAGGCTGTGCCTCCTCGGAAGTTTGGGGAGAGTAGCTGCGCGAGCCGGGACTCGCTTATCCCGACGTGCTCACAAAATCTTACGCGCTCGCCCTCAAACGTTCCGTTGATGAGGTGTAGTAGCCGGTCTCTTCGGTGTTGATACATGTCCATCCCCTAATTATCCCAAATTTTTAGCGTTCGATAAATTATCATTTGCTTGACTTTATCTGTATCAATTGATAAAGTCAAGGCTCCATAGAGTGATAATCATCAAGGCCATGAGACTGATCGACTACCTGAACGCCATCCCTCCGGATGCGCGTGACTCTTTTGCTGAGCGATGTGGCACCTCGTTCGATTACCTCCGTCAGATCGGTTACGGAAATCGGCCGTGCACTGAAAAGATGGCGATCAACCTGGAGCGAGAAAGCAACCAGGTTCTTATCTGCGAACTTCTGTGCCCTGCAACGGACTGGGCATATATCAGGGCTACTGTGCTGCCAGATCCGCAGACCGCCGCACCCGCATAGCGGCTAGCACTTAATCCAACCAGCAAACGTAGACGCCGATCGGTCTCCCGCTCGGCCATAGGGCCTCTTTACGCCCAAATTTTGGAGAGCAGCATGGCATTCCCCACCGCGACACGCGCCGGCCAGGCCGACGCATCCCGCATAAGCGGCACAGCGCCGCCGCCACGCGATGTCCCGCCGCTGGCAGCGCGCGCATACCTTCTCAAGTGCCCAGGTAGCGACCTTGTGTCGTGCACCTCGTGCGCGCGCCGCCTGGCGCCGGCCGCCGATATTGGCCAGCGCTGGGTCGAGCCGACACGCATCGGTGCCTGCGGCTATTACGCGAACGTTGACGAAGTCGCCTGGGTCTACGGGCACGGCGCTCCACCCGACGAAGCGCCCGTCACCTGCCGCCCAGGTGACGGCCAAAAATGAGCACGCCCCAGCTTGAAGACGGCTTCATCCGGATCGCCAATGAGCTGTTCGAAGCCATCCTGTCCCATGGGTTCAGCCAGCGCGAGCTGCTGGTGCTGCTGACCATCGTCCGCAAGACCTACGGCTACGGCAAGAAGGAGGACGACCTGTCAGCATCGCAGATCGGCGACCTGTGCTCGCTCGCGCGCCCGCACGTAACGTCCACGCTCAACGCGCTGGCGCTGCGCAACGTGATCACGAAGCGCCCGGGTCGCTTTGGCTCGATGATCGGCATCCAGAAAAACCACACGAAGTGGGTGAGTGCTGGCCAGCTGAAAAGCACGCCAGATAGTACCGAATCAGTACACCCTAGTACCGATTCAGTACATGTACCGAATGAGTACAGGGGTAGTACCGATTCGGTACAGGTCGATAGTACCGATTCGGTACACACAAAAGACAACCTTCCAAAAGACAACCACCAAAAGAAAAGTTCTTGCGCTCCGACGGTCGGCGAGCAAGACGAAACGGAAATCGGTGAGGGCGACGCCGTGGCGGCTGGGAAGCCTCAGCGCCGCACAGCCGACCAGGTGCAAGCAAGGTTCGAGCGCTTCTACGAGGCCTATCCTCGGAAGCGATCGCGCAACGACGCCGTCAAGGCGTTCACGAAGCTCAACCCCGACGACGCCCTGCTCGAGCAGATCCTGGCCAGCCTGGAGCAGGTCAAGGCATCGGGCGAGTGGAGCGATCCGAAGTTCATTCCCTATCCGGCCTCGTGGCTCAACGCCGCCGGCTGGCTCGACGAGGTACAGGCCACGTACAGCGCCGACGAGGTCGCCGTGATCAGCGCCTTCAACGACGTGCTGGGCGCCCAACTGGGCGACGTGTCGACGTCGATCTTCGTGCCGGCGCGCGCCGCAGCAATCCGGGAGTTCGTCACGTTCTCGCAGAAGCCCGGCTTCGTCGAAAAGTTCTTCCCCTGGGTGCGCGACAACGCGGTCATCCCGCCGCGCGCAGGGTTCGATTGGATCATCAGCCGCAAAGGCTTCGCCGACATCAGCGGCGGTCAACACGGAAAGAAAGCAGCATGAGCAACATGGCAGACCACAATCCCATCCCGCAGTCGATCGAAGCCGAGCAGGCTGTCCTGGGCGCGCTGCTTAGGGTCAACGACGCGGTCGACAAGCTGGGCGACCTGCAGGCGAAGCACTTCACGCGCGACGACCACCGCGCGATCTACACCGAGATCCTGGCGCTGATCAAGCAGGGCCACGCCGCCGACCCGGTTACCGTCTGGGCCGCGCTGCAGGCGCGTGGCGGCCCGTTCCTCGACGGCCTGGGCGAGTACCTCAACAAGCTCTCCCAGAGCGTGCCGAGCGCCGCCAACGTCAGCCGCTACGTCAGCATCGTGGTCGACCGCGCGCTGCTGCGCGGCGTGATGCACGTGGCCGACTCGATCAACGGCCTGGCCCAGAACACGAAGGGCAAGTCCGGCGACGAGATCCTGGATGCGATGCAGTCCATGGTCACGAGCCTCGCCGAGCGGCGCGTGCGCAACGAGCCACGGATGATCCGCGACGTGCTGCAGGGCGTGCTGGAGCAGATCGAGAAGCGGGCCGAGGGCGAGAGCGGCGCCATGCCTACCGGGATCGCGCCAATTGATCGCCTGTTCAACGGCGGGCTGCGTCCTGGCCAGCTGGTCATCGTTGCCGGCCGCCCGTCGATGGGCAAGACCGCGCTGACGTCCGATATTGGCCTGAACATGGCTGCCGACGTCAGCGTGCTCAACTTCAGCATGGAGATGGAGAGCCAGGAGATCGCGGCGCGCGCGCTTTCCAACCGCGGCCGCGTGCCGCTGGCGTCGATCTTGGGCGACATGTCCGGCGCCGAGGACTGGCCTGGGGTGACGACCGGCTGCATCAAGCTCGACAGCCTGCGCTTCGCCATCGACGACACCCCGGCGATCTCGCTGCTCGACCTGCGCATGAAGGCGAAGGCCTGGAAGCGCCGCCACGGTCTCGACGTCATCATCGTGGACTACCTCGGCCTGATGAGCGGAGGGGAGGGCGAGAAGCGCCACGAGCAGATCGGCTCGTATTCGCGCGGGCTGAAGGCGCTGGCTAAGGAGCTCGGCGTCGCCGTGATCGCGCTGGCCCAGCTCAACCGAGCGGTCGAAGGACGCCCCGACAAGCGGCCTGTGCTCTCCGACCTGCGCGACTCGGGCGAGATCGAGCAGGATGCAGATATCGTCATGCTGGTGCATCGGCCCGAAATGTACGAGCCGGAGAACACCGAGCTGCGTGGCTTTGCCGAGGTGCTGGTGCGCAAGCAACGCAGCGGCGCGCTCGGCGACATCCAACTGCGTTTCGATGGCCCGACGTGCCGTTTCGAGCCGTGGATCGGATGTCCGCCGACAGCCGCGCCAAGTCGCGGGCGAGGCGTCCCGAGGTTTGAAGGATGACAGCGTCTATCGTAGTGACCTTGCCATTCCCTGACCGCCGCCTGAACCCGAACAACTCGAAGGGCAAGCACTGGGCCAGCACCGTGGCGCTGCGCAAGGCAGCGCGCACTGGCGCCGCGCTGCTGACCCAGGCCGCCGCTGCCGGCCACGGTTTCGAGCCAGGCGCCGAGCTGGCGCTCGTGATCACGTTCGTGCAGCCGGACCGCCGCGCCCGCGACCGCGACAACCTGCTGGCCGCGTGCAAGCCGATGCTGGACGGCGTAGCTGATGCCCTGGGCGTGAACGACAGCCAGTTCGAGCCGGTGACGATCCGGCGCGAGTACGGGAAGAAGCCGGGCGCTGTGCGGGTAGAGATCGGTGGCGCACCTTCCGCAGCGTAGGAAGCCAAACATTTGTATTCATTCGATCACAAATCACTTGACCTTATGTATTCAGTCGAATACAATAGTTTCACGTTAGGCAAACGTGGAAATGAAAGGAGAGCGATGGAGATTAGGCAGCACCCGAGGTTCCAAGAGTTTTACAACGGAATCAAGGATGCGACAACGAAAGCTAAGATTCTCTTGAGTGTTTCGAGACTTGCAGCAGGAAACCCCGGCAAAGCAAAATCAGTAGGAGGCGGGGTTAGCGAACTGAAAATCGATTACGGACCGGGGTGGCGAATCTACTGCACG